CTCAATGCTTTTAGATAACTCTTTAGCACCTGCCCGACTTGCATCAAGGCTTCCACTAAGACCTTTCGCCCCTTCTAAGAATCCAAATTGATCTGACATAACTCATAGTCAATGGATTTTTAATGCAATGCCAAGTAAAACTGCAATGACAAAACCTGCAGTTCCTATAAGTATTTGTTCTAATCTTTTTAATCTAGCGTTGATTGCTTCATAACGCAAAGCACAAACTGCTTCGTGAGAATTTAACCTTGCTTCATTTTCGTCAATGGTAGCCATAATCATGCCTTGTAATACTCAAGATTGTTAATTAACCTGTCATTGGCAGGCTCTAGGTCAACTGCTATCTTGCCATGTCTTATGGATTCTTCTTTGTTACCAAGATGATACGCTGAAATTGCAATTAAGTCATGTGGTTTTGCACCCCAAACTGCAGGGTCCATTGTATATACAAGTTCTTTATCTTTAATCTCTAATGACCTTGTAGCAGAATCAAAACACTCTTGCCATTCGCCCTTGAGATAACATGAATGTGCAAGTTCTACCCAAGGCTCTCTAGTATTAGGTGCTTCTGCACAAGCCTTGCGATACCATTCTCTGCCATCTTGACCCATAGCATCATAGGCTTTACCAAGTAAACGCATGGCATAGCATCGTTCATTCTGCCAAGTCGCTTCAGGCATAGCCAAGTAACGATTAAGAGCCACAATAGCATCTAGCCATTTGCTATAAAAAGTTAGTTCCCTTGCGTAATAGAACGCATTTCTAGGGCATCTTGGATCTTCTTTAACGCTTACCTCTAATAGATCAAGGTATTGACCACGAGATTTTGTAGGGTCAGGTTTGTGTACAACCAATAATTTATCAGTATGAGCCCATACTTCATTGGTCCTAATATCAGGAACAGGATACTCATGGCAAGGGTGATGCCAATGATAGCCTTTCCGATGGTGAATTTTTTCGTAATAGAAAGCAATTCCACACCCCCAATCAAACTTATAGCGTAAGCGAGTAGTATCTTCTTTCCATACTTTTTCTATTTCTTCTCGCCAACCTTCTTGCAGTTCTTCATCTAGGTCTAGGCTAATACAAACATCTATATCTGCAGGGATTAAGCAAAGTGCCACATCTCTAGCAATATCAAAACGCCAAGGCATAACAGAAATGGAATGAACAGTAGCCCCATATTTTTTGGCTTCCTTAACAGTATTGTCAGTCGATCCTGTGTCTGCTATTAACACCATATCAGCATCTTTAGCAGATTCACAGAATCGTTTTACAAATTGTTGTTCGTTTTTTGATATTGCATATACTGCTATTTTCATATTTTGTCCTATTGTTTATTAATAAACTAAATCTACTCTTGTTCCTGCAGTTAATCCTGTTGCAAATACAACTTGTGTTCCACTTGTTACAGTTACATCTGAGCCATTAACCATACGCACACCATTTGCAAACACATTAATCTTGCCTGATGTGTAACTTGCAGAAGTTGTAAATGTGGTCTGTGATGCAGTAGCAATAAAGATGTCGTAATTGACAATACCTGTACTGCCTGTTGGTCCTGTAGCCCCTGTCGCACCTGTATTGCCTGTTGGTCCTGTCGGTCCTACATTTCCTTGAACACCTTGAATACCTTGTATTCCCTGAATGCCTGTAGGTCCTGTTGGTCCAATAGCACCTTGATCGCCTTGTGGACCTGTCGGTCCTGCTACACCCTGTGGTCCTGTTGGTCCTACTGCACCTTGTGGTCCAGTTGGTCCTACTTCGCCTTGTATGCCTTGAGAACCTGTTGGTCCTGTTGGTCCAATGTCGCCTTGCACACCTTGAACCCCTTGAATTCCTTGTGGTCCTGTAGGTCCTTGAATACCTTGACTGCCTGTAGGTCCAGTAGGTCCAACATCTCCTTGTGGTCCAGTAGGTCCAACTGCACCTGTTGTGCCTGTTGGTCCAGTAGGTCCAACTGCACCCTGAGAACCTGTTGGTCCTTGAATGCCCTGAATACCTTGCTCACCCTGAATACCTTGAACTCCTTGAGGTCCAGTAGGTCCAATATCTCCTGTTGCCCCTGTAGGTCCAGTAGGTCCAACGCTTCCTTGGCTACCTGTAGGACCTTGTACTCCTTGAATACCTTGTTCGCCTTGGATGCCCTGAATACCTTGTGGTCCAGTTGGTCCTGTATTACCAATGTCGCCTTGTGGACCAGTAGGTCCAATTTCGCCTGTTGGTCCAGTTGGTCCTGCTACTGTGCTATTTGCACCTGTTGGTCCTGTTGGTCCTGTTGCACCTGTAGGTCCTGCAATGTTATAGGCAATAGTAGTAACAATATGAGATTGAGAATTACTTCTCATGTGCAAAGATGCAGTTGGCGTTCCTGTTTGTGCTTGCACATAAACATTAACTAATATACGACTGCTTGTAGATGCTAATGTAGAAGTTGGAACATATAAATCATATTCATACAAAGAAAGAGTTGAGTTTGTAACAGGTGTTCCACCTGCATAATTTCCACTTGCAAGAGTTTGCAATACAGTTGTGCCATCAGATGCTACTTCTTGAATAGTAGTCCAAAATCTAAATGTACTTCCACCTGAATTGTGTGCCATCCAAGCATACAACTCCCACAATCCACCTACAAAAGAAGTGTTATTAGGAACTCCTGCTTGGGTTACAAACGATCCTAATAAAAGTGGTGTGCTTGCATTAGTACTTCTTGAAAGATCAGTTTGAGTCCCTGTATTTGGAACTGCAAGCAATTCATAAGTTTGTGGTCCTGTATTAGTTGCACCATCAAGAAATAGAGTTAAGCCTGTAGAAGAACCTTGTGGTCCTGTAGCCCCTGTCGGACCAGTTGGACCTGCATTTCCTTGCAAGCCTTGTTCGCCTGTTGGACCTGTAGCCCCTACGCTACCTGTAGGACCTACTTCTCCTGTTGGTCCTGTAGGACCTACAAAACCTTGTTCTCCTTGTATTCCTTGTGGACCAGTAGGTCCTGCTTCGCCCTGAATGCCTTGAGGTCCAGTAGGACCTGTATTACCTTGGTTGCCTTGAGCACCTGTAGGACCTTGAATACCTTGTTCACCTTGTATGCCTTGCACACCCTGTGGACCTGTCGGACCAATATCTCCTGTAGCCCCTGTCGGACCAGTAGCACCAATATCGCCTTGATTGCCTGTAGGACCTGTAGCACCAATTTCGCCTTGTGGACCTGTCGGACCTGTATCTCCCTGAATGCCTTGTGAACCTGTAGGACCAACTTCTCCTTGTATGCCTTGTTCGCCTTGTATTCCCTGTGGACCTGTTGGACCATTATTGCCTTGTATTCCTTGCTCACCTGTTGGACCAGTAGCACCTGTAGGACCAAGATTACCTTGTTCTCCTTGTGGACCTGTTGGACCTACATTGCCTGTCGGACCTGTAGGACCAAAATTTCCTGTTGGACCAGTAGGACCTGTATCGCCTGTATTGCCTTGAATACCTTGGACACCTTGTGGACCAGTTGGTCCAATATTTCCTTGGTTGCCTTGGTTGCCTGTAGGACCTGTAGGACCTGCGACTGTGCTTGGCGAACCTGTAGCCCCTGTAGGTCCTGTAGCCCCTGTAGGACCTGCTATTGTGCTAGGTGAGCCTGTAGGACCTGTTGCACCTGTTGGACCTGTAGGACCTGCTATACCTGCACCTGAAGGACCTTGTGGACCTGTAGGACCAATAATGCCTTGATCTAAAATAGCAACGACTTGGTTGCCAATAGATACATCTACAGTTACTTCGTTATTAGTGGTTACATCTACTAATACTTCATTCCCCATAGGGGTTTGGATAGTAATATCAGTCATGGCAATCCTTAATTATTTACGATTGCATCTGACCGAACCAAGAATAATAAAAATATAATCATGTCATAAGCAGGAGTTGAACCACTTGCAGGAAAACTAATCTTTATGCGACCTGAGAACCCTACAGGGTTTACATCGTTAATATCTAGTTCAGGATCGCCTGCTATTACAGACCAAGTAGATTGGTCTATGACAAGAGTAAAAGTGCCTGTTAATGCACTAATATTGCTAATAGTTAAATTTACAGGTGTTGGTGGTGGATTTACATCTGCAATATCAAAAGTTAAACCATAGCGAGAATCTTTAACATTACTTAATGTTCTACGAATAATCTGTGCATTTATGATTGCACCTGTAAGATTAACAGGAACAGTAGGACTATTACAGTCTTGAGCATTAGTGCTATTGGCTAATGTAAGATTCCAATAGGTGTTTTGGTTATATACCAATTCACCTGCAATAATCTGATTGTCAAACCCACTTACTTGTGTAAGTGTATTTTTGTTAAAGACTGCCATGATTTCTCCTAACTAGGTAATAGGCGAATGGAACTCCACTCAACCCGAATCATGTCTTATTTTTTAGTAGTTTACTATACCTTATAAGGGTGTTGAGCATTTATTTCAGCAATTTTATCTAGCCAATCTTGCTCAGTTGCCTCGCCTCGTTGCGACTTAAAAAATATAGGGTCTGATTCTTTTGTATATGCTACATACCTTTTTTGCTTTTGTTCTGCATTAAAGGCTTCGTTTTCTGCCTTCAATATTTCAGGATGTTTATAGTCATCAGATACTTCTGATACCACTCCATCGACAACTTGGTCAGCAGTCATAATAGATTCATCTGCCAAATAATTGCCATCATCTAATAATTCTAAAGATTTAAAAGGACCAACAATCGTGTTATCGGGTAATGTAATAATTTTCATATCTGTTCCTTAACCATTTAAATCGACTAAATATCCTGTTGGATAATTATTGTTAGTTCCATCTGAACGAGTACTTACTCCTACAACTAAACCTCTTGTGGTAGATACTGTGCATACTGCTAAAGATTGGCAAGAATTAGCACATAAAGAATAACCTTTATTACTTAGACTTGCTGAGTTATAAGAACATCTTACAATTCCGTTACTTCTTGTGAATGCAATAAAATCAGTTGAGCCAATCAATTGACTTGTAACTCCTTCAAAGACAAAATTGTTCCAAGATTGATTTGCTACACCCCAAACACTAAAGTTAGTACTGTTTGTTGTTCCTGCAGTTACTGTTGTTCCGCTTACAGTCCATCGTTGCCAACTACCTGCAAGAACAAAAACTCCTTCTGTTGAAGATATGCTAATTAAATTTCCAAAAGAAGAAGTACTGCCTGTACCTGATACAAAAACTGTTGTGCCTTTACTAACTGTTGTTCCTGATACTGTTGCTACAAATGCCGCAAAAGAAGCATTATTAGTAACACCTTGCTCTTGGTATCCAACTAAAAAAGTAGTGGCAGTTAAAGGAACTATACCTAATGTTGTTCCTGCATCCCAAGATATTGCTAATCCTGTTCCAATTGAAGGTGCAGATGCCCCATTATAAGTAACAACCCTTGCCCCTGAACTATAAACAATAAGAGTAGTTGTTGAAGTTACAGTAACAATATTGTATAAAGTTGCATTAGTAGCCGCACTTATAGTGCTAAATGTAAGCGTAGTTCCTGAAACACTAAATCCAACACTATAAAAATTTGCACCGCTTTGTATTGAAATTAAACCTGTTGTTGAACTTAACGCACACATTTTTACAGTAGTATATGCTCTAGCACTATTAACAACAGCAGGAGTTCCCCAAGAAATAGTAGTTCCTGATATTGTTCCTACGCACGCAGTTGGATAACCTGTTGTTGGTGCAATCCATACTGCCATCACACTTGTTGTAGATAATGCAACACAGGTCATGTTTGCAAAAGTATTTGTTCCACTATATGAATTAGTAGAATTCATATCAGCAGGCGTATAAGATAATAATGTTGTACCTGATATAAATCCACCACTCCCTTGATTGCCAATCATTTGCCCAATAGGAGTTACTACCCAACCTGATGTTGCATTACTATTGCTAGACAAAGAAATTTCTACTGATTGCCCACCACCAACACCAAACAATCTACCACCTGTAGATACGGCAACATCAAAGGCTATATATCCATTATTGTTAATTACAAATCTTGGACCACCTAATGTAGTAATAGTTGTTGCATCAGGCAATATAACTTTTTTATCATAAGCAGTCATAGCCACTTGTTGCACCTGATTAGATGCACTTGTTAAAGTTATATCAACCGCAGAAGAAGTTACTGTTGCACCATTAAAGACTGATGGAAAAGATTTATAAGTCTGATCCCCTGCAAGATAAGTTGTAGCATTTGCAGTTCCTGTTCCTAGATTAGCAGTTGGCACTAATCCTGTAAGAGCAGAAGTCGCATCTGCCTGACCTGATGAATTAACTTTATTGGCAAATTGTGATAGATTAAATGCTTGTGTCATGCTGATCCTGTTCTAGCAAAGGTTTGCTGAGTTAATAAATCTATTGTAATAGGTGTATTGCTTAAAGTATAGCCACTTGAAACGACTGTATAATCTGTGCCTTGTATTAAATGTAAGCCATTTTGATACAAATTAAAAGCATTTGGATCATTATTAAAATTATAAAAAGTCTGTCCAATTATGGAATTGGAATCCAAATTGACAGGATTTCCTGCAGGAGTTCCTAGATTATTAGGTGTCCATTGAATAACACTTAACTGTCCTGTTAAGGCATTTGGGAAATTGGTTAATACTTGTCCAATAATGTCATAGTCTTGAGCAGGTAATAATGCACCATTTACAAACAACAATTCAAAACCACTAACTAAAGTTATTCCTGACCCTGTAAAATCATAAGAATTAACTCCTGTTAATGTAACTGTGTCAAAAGTAAAAGCATTGTAATAAACCACAGGAGATAATTCTTTACCTGTAAACGAAATAATAGTAACAACATCATTTAATGTTGCACCTGTAGATAAAGTTACTGTGGTTGTTGTGTCTGTATAAGTAGATGGGTTTTGTAAAGCACCATTAATAAATACCCAACTATTGCCTGCTAAATAATTACCACTTGTTCGGCTAGTTACAGTAAATACAGTTTGCCCTGATGTTGCAGTAAATTCTTGTTCTGAATATAAAAATCCATCAGGTGGTTCAAAACCTACTACTCGCCCATAAATATCTACTGTTAATTGAGATACAGGGCTTGTAAATTGATATGCACCACCAAAGTCTAAGAACTGTGCTAAAGATGCAACAATTTTTCCATCTTGATTATTAATAACTGCAATTTCACCTGTTCCAGTAGTTGTTGTTCCTGTTTCAATTAATTGACCTGTTCTTCTGTCAAGGTCAATAAAGTTAATTCCATCAGGTAATGCAGACCAAATAGAAGGGTCAAAGATTGCAGTTTGAGTAGGCACAAACGCACCTGTTGATGATGCGTAACCTGCAAAACCACTTGCAAAACTAAACCTACGACCTGTTCTGTTTGAGTAGGCTAAAAATACATTTGTGCCAAAATTAGGATCTGCCAAATACCATTGGTAATTTGTTGGGTCTAGGCTAGGAGATATATTATCTTGGTTTATTAACCCATAATATTCTTTGTTAGTAGGACTTAAACTAAAGCCTGTGCCATCAATATCATCTGCATAAGCAACAACCAAATAGCGTTCTGTGTATTGGAAAGTGCTTGGTCTCCATCTTAATAAAGTGCTTGCAGGGCTATATGCTGAACTAGCAATACTATTAACCATGCGAGAAAAGAAATACCAATCCCCTGAAGGAATGTTAGACAATAAAATTGGGGGTAATAAAGTATTAGTCATCCAAGGAGTTCCATTAGATTGGACCTCACTTGTGCCTGCAAAATACATTTGTGTCTGCAATGGATTGCTATATGCTGAATACCATACTTCTGCATATTGAATAATGCCTGATTGAGAAGTAGTTACATTAATAACAAATGATGGATTAGTAGCAGTTTTGTATTGATTAGAAATTACAGGTGCAGGAACAGAGCCAAAAAATGTTGGATCGCCAATACCTGTATTTGGTGCAGGTTGGAATTGCGTAATATTTGTATCGTCATAAACTGTAGGATTAAATTCGCTAAGATTTAACTTAACAATAATTGATCCATCATCAGTAAATGTCTGTGATAGTTTGGTAATTCTAAATAATTTATTAGTCCATCCGTAATTAACATTAGTTAAGGTAACAATATCGCCTGCATCTAATTCAAGACCAATAAAGTTAGTATCTAGTGCTACTTGTAAATCTTCTCTACCTGATTTTAATGTTCTTGTTGCTAGATATTGAGCCTGAACATCATTGTTTACTAATGGCAGGCTTAACGATACTTTATTGACAGGCTCATTAGGATATAGCAAAGAAGGCTCTATTTGTGCCAAATCAAATGTAGATGAATTAAACGCATCTTGATTAGAATTGTCAGGGAATTTACATTCCACAACATTGTAAGAACCTGCAATATCTAAAGGTGTAATAGTTATGCTACTAATAACATTGCTATCATCCAAATTCATGGCTATTGTGTATGTAGGGCTTTGAACAATAACTCCCCATTTAGCCTGAACTTCATTGTATTTAAGCAAACAATCACAACAAGATGTCATATCTTGTAGGTTGTCCATAATAGAACGATTGGTGTCTATAAGACCATTAAATTTAAATCTTGGTTGAGTTGTTATATTTCCGTTGTAATCTGTATATGTAAACAATTGATTAGAATAAGTAGTCAAAGCATCTAGGCTAGTAGTATCTATTTGACTTGCAGGAATAGATGCACCATATCGCGTATTAATTAAATAGTCATAAAAGCAATCGCCTGTATTACTACGACTGCTAGTTACCTCAAACTTAGTTTGCTCAAGTCCACGAATGTTGGCTGATTGACTGTAATTCAATTGCAATATGGCAAACGCACAATTGCTCATCAATTTATTGTTATCCCATTGCCAAGTCAAACTTGCACTAGACATTATTTGGATAGCAGTAAATGGTGAATTTACAGGACTGTTAGAGCCATTGTTATATAAATAAAATTTAATACGATCTTTTACAGTTGTATCTGTAATGCCTGTAGATTCATCTATAAGGCTATCTACTGTATAACCATCAGGCTGAAATTGAACTCTTTTGCCACCATAATAAATATCACCAAAAGTAATCGTATCAGGTGTCTGTCCTGTATTGGTATTAGTTACCTCACACAAAGCAATAACATAATACAAACTTTGATTGTCTGTAGTAATACTTAAATCTACAATTGTTCCACCTATGTAACTTGTGCCATATAAGACAGGCAATTTGTTATCAGATGCAGGTGGCACTTGTTGATTGTTGCCCGGATTAGGACTTGATCCTGAACCAAATCCACTACTATTAGGTTGAGATGGATTAAAAAATGCTTTGGATACAACTGCCGCCACAACTAAGTTAATTGCAATAGCGGCAAAGAAACCTGCAGTTCCTGCGGCAACTGAATATCCTAATGCAACAACAATAGTTGCACCAATAGCAAACACAGGCAACGAAAAAGTTGCCAATGCTACTGCTAATGTTAATTTACTGTATCCAAGTTTCATCTAATTTATTAAATCCAAATTTGTCATACTTTATATTAGGGCTAGTAACCATTTTGGCTATAGTAAATAACTTAATCCTGCCTTGTTCTTTAAGTTGTTTACCATAATCAATATATTCCTTTAATAACCTATAACCTATTGTTGTATTCCTATACTCAGGCTTTACATACCAAGCCAACTCATACATTTGAAATGCTCGATCACACCAAGCAGTATGGGTAATCAAAGCCATTATCAAACCTTTGCCTTCTTCTAAAAATATAACTCCCTGTCCTGCCAAAATGTTATCTAATAACTTGTTCCAATAAACTATATTATCTAAATGTCTGTATTGCTCTATGTCTGCTTCTGCCCGAAACAATTTCATCATTTCTATTATTTCAGTCTTATCGTGTTTGTTGGCTTGTCTTATCATTATGAATTTGGACTTGCACCTTTGCCAAACTGATAGTTAATGTTAGTAATAAAAGGAACACGATTCATGCTTGTATCACCATTATTAAAAAATTGCCAAGCATTGTCATTAGTAAATCTACCTGCTACACGATTTTTAAGTATTAACTGAATTGAAGATGCTGATACAGTTATTACTCCAACCATCATTCTAATTTCTTCCATCCAAGTTTCTGATATGGAAAATGAATTAATGTAACCATTAAAGTATTGATACAAACCACCTTGTCCACCTGTAGTTATTAATGCACCTTCTGTATCAAAAAAACCTTTCCATGCTTCTATTTGTGAGCCTTTAATTTGCTGACCCAATACAAAACCAAGCATGGCAGTATCAATACCTACAAGAGTAAATGTTGTTTCATTAGCAGTTGATTTAATATCTCTTTGAACATCGCCAACACGAACTAATTGACCTAAAGCATTAAATGGTTGTGCATCTACGGCAGGTATAGTTAATGATGATGCTGATGTTGAAAACCGATATGTTCCATCAGGGCTTATAACCCTTACAAAGTCTGCATATCTTATGTTATTTGTATTTTCTACAGGTGTTATAACTTCACTCATAGCACACTTTCAAATGCTTGGAAATTTCCTGACCATTGAATAAACGAATCATTAGTCATAGGAACAAGAGTATAAGTAGGGTAATCCCTAAGTATTACAGGAAATGTAACTCCTATATAAGAACTACCACCTAGTGATACAGTTGTTCCAAATTCACCAATAACGGCATTAACAGAACTTGTTAATGTGGAAATAAGATTTCTGTGAACAGGAATATTGACTGTAGAACCACCACCTCTTGTTACATCAGCAGTTGCAATATAAGTATATCTGCCAACCTGACAAAAATCACCTACACGAACAATATAAGCAGATGAACTAATGCTAGGCAAAGAACCTAACACAAGTGTTTTATTTGCCGAACTTGTTTGCCATTGACACGCACTAATTTGCACATTTGTCATATCGCCTTGATAAGCAATATAGTTTTCCCAACCTGTAGCACCAAAATTAAGATATTGTTCTAGTGCCTTATCAGGAATACGCAAAGAATTAAGCAATATTCTGTTTTCAGAATAAAGAAGATAATTCATAGGCTTTAATTCAAAAGCAAATGGCACAACTGTTTGTATTTCGCTAGTGCTAATGCGTTGATTTCGGCTAATCATTTGACCTACAAAACGATGGTCGTTGATGCCTACTGATTCGCTAATAGAAAGAATGGTTGTAAGGCTCATAATTTATCTCGATGTAGGCATACTGCGACTAGCAGATTGATTGGCAGACCAAACTGCTAATTTATTTTGTGCAAGAAATTGCGTTGCAGATTGTGTATCAATAGCAGACATATTTTGAATGTATGGACCATTGTAAACAATGGTTGGTTGACTATCTGCCATTCCTGACATTTGCTGATTAGGTATTACTGTTCCACTTCGTTGTGGAATAAATAATTCAGGACCATTTTCACCAACAATGGTTGGTCCACTAATCATTCCACCATCTGCCGCCATTGCAACACCACCATAAGAAGGAGAAACAAAACTTCCTGTTTGACTTGCACCTGCACTTGCACTACCAAATAATCCACCAAATAAACCTTGACCCATACTAAACAATTGCATCATTTGCATACGCAATTGAATCTTGATAAGGTCTTTAATTACACTTTCTGCAAAGTTACTAAATGAAAACTTACCTGTTTCTACAAAAGTATCTATGGCAGATGTCATATTTCCTGTAACAGAATTAAACATCTGTTCTGCTAATTGAGCATAGTTATTGGCATCTTCAGCAAACTGAGCAAATGCTTTATTCCATCCAAACTCAAAAGTGCGTTGTGCTTGTATGCTTGATGTTTCAATAATTCTTGCACCATCTACATATTGTTGGCTTAATCTTTGTACTTCTGCAATTTCATCGTCATAGACTTTTTTAAGTTTTTCAATATCTTTAGGATCGGCACGACCAATAGCATCTTCACGCTTTTTGGTTATTTCATCTATCTTTTGGCTAGTAGAAATAAGAACTTGGTTTATGGCTTCTTGAATTCTTCTTTCATTTTCAGTCATGCCAACCATCTGATTGCGAATGGCTAATTGGGCTAATGAAAACGATTGTTGTCTTTCATACTCAACAGAAATAAGGCTTGCAACATGCATCATTTCTTTCATTTTTTTTACTTCAGGACTATCTTGAATTGATCTAACTGCAGGACCTTTTGGTGTTTCTACCTTTTTAGTTTCTTCTAATTCTTTACGATATTCTCTGATGGCATGAAGTTGTAATTTAAGATTATTCTCAATGTTCATTTGTGAACGCTGAAAATCTTCAAAGGTCATTTTTCCTTTTAAAAAATCCCAAGCAACACCCATTGCTTCAATAGCATTATTGGCATAACGCAAAAATCCTGCCATTCCATAAACTACATTACTAATGCCTTCAAAGGTTTTTTCTGCTAATCCACCTTTGACATTAATAGAATCAAACAAAGCATTTACTGCAGGCATTACTTGCTGAGTAAAACTAAGGCTTATCATTTGCGATTTTTGTGCTAACTTATCGTTAAGTTCTGCCGCTATTCTTATAGCGTTTTCATACTTTTGAAATTCTTCTACACTCTGCGACATTTGAGTATTGAAGCCATTCATATCTACAGAACGCATACCCTTGCCAAACAGATCCATTTTTATACCTGTTTGTGTAGCCTTATCGCCTACTTTAGATAGACCTTCTGTGGTTTTTTGTAATAGTTCTTCGACAGAAAGTTTGGCTAAATCATTTAATGACACTCCTGCTTTAGCAAAAGCATCTTGCATCTTTTGACTACCATTAGCGGCTTCGTCAATATTCTGAGTAAACTTAACTAATATTTTTCCTGCATCATCTGCCCTGCCACCTGACATGGTTAGGGCTTGGCTCATCTGTGTAATTCGGGCTATAGATACGCTAGTAGCATCAGATAGGTCTGACATTTCGTCAGCAAACTGCATGGCTTTGTAGGTCATAGCACCAAGTGCCGCAGTAGCAACTGCACCTGCTTTAATAGCAAACTGACCAATATCGCCTAGTTTTCTTTTGGCAGATTCAATACCTTTTGTAAATTCAGCAGTATCGATGCCTAAGACCACCCCTAGTCGTGCTATGTTTTGTGCCATCTACTTATCTCCAAATAAAGATTGGGGTGCTTTTGGTTTACTCTTAACGAAACTTAATAATTGCTTATTCGCTAAATCCTTCTTGTCTTGTTCTGATAAGGGTGGATACAAATATTCATACTGAGTAGGAATAATATCCTTTAGTTTAAATGGTTGCTTGCCTTTTGGCAACATAGAGTTAAAGTAGCCTGCAGTATGGCTACCCAATACTTGCAAGATGCCAAAGTTACCTATGATGCCATCGCTATACATAATGCAGATGTCAGTAAAGGTTTCTTCATCGACTTGGCTAGGGTCTGTGCCATGAGCAGTCAAATAAGCCTTAACTTGCCTACGGACAGACCGAACTACTTTCCCTTAGTGTCTTTGTAACTAGGAGAGATTACTTCGCCAATCAATTCAACCAGTTCTAATTGAACGCTAAATGGAAAGAGTTCTTCTACCATTGCATAAGTAATTGTGGACATATCAAAGTCCTTTTCTTCAGGCACTAATAGTCGAATCATGGCAACAATACGATTTTCAGTAATGGCTTTGTTTTTGGCAGTATCCATCATTGATCTGCCTTGAATTTCTACATCATCGTCTTTAAACACAACTCCCAATTCAGGGTCTAACTTGTCTTTGTTTTCAAGGAATTGTTTAGTAAGGTCATCGTAATATTGCTTAACTTTTGCATCATCGACAATCTTTACTGCTTCAAACAAGGCTTCGTATTCAGAAGTTAAGGGAACTTTAACTTTAAAGTTATGCCCACCATATTCAAACGATTTTGTTCTTACTGCTTCTTTGTCAAACTTTTTGCCAAATGCTTTCGATAACTGATTCATCTTTTATCCTTTTTTTGCTTGTTTTGCTCTGTATTTTTCTAAAACTGATTTTAAAGAACTGCTTAAACTACCTACTACATTGCCACCTTGTGATTCCATAGCAGGTCGCATAAAGGGTTTTGCAGGCATCTTGGCAGTTCCAAACTCATTGGCTATGGCTCTAGCATCAGAATCGATACCTTGCTGAATCTTGCCTGACTTTACATTCATAAACTTTTTCTTAGCCAATACGCTACCGGGTGCAGTCGTAACATTGCCAATAACAATATCGGTATCTTCAACATATTTAGAACGCTTGTCTTTACGACTTGGCTTTCTAACCTCAAGCCTTAAAGATGCTCTTAAAGCACCTGTGTCAATAGGAGTCATGGTCTTAGCAGTATTTAAAACATAAGTCATAGACTTACGAACTGCTTTATTTAGGATTTTTTTAGAATCTTTTTCGCCAAAATCGTCTTGGATTTCTTTAAGTAAATCTTCAAATTCTTTCATCCCCTCAACTTTGAAGGTAACTGAATCTGCCATTATTCCCCCTTAACGAGTTTGGAATAAATAGCGTTATTTAGTTTAAGTGCGTATTCTGCGACCTGTTCGGGGGTCATTTTGTCAGCATGATTCTTGGCAATTTCGTATGCCACATTAATGCCTGCAATGCGTTGTTGTTGAAAGCCAAACCAATTCTTGTTACCTGAATTGGCTTGGTTCAATAAATATGTCAGTAAGTCTTGTGAGTTATTTTGTATTGTCATTTTTTGTATTAAGAGTTAGACCAACCATACTCGTTGCTACCTACTGGGTGAATTGTGAAGATAAACTTACCTTCTGCATCAGGACTCATATCCCATTGCATACCACCAATACGAGCATTAAACGCATACGCTACTGTGTCTGTGCCATCATATACTGCAATGACATAGGTACGAATGGTTGTGCCATTGTAGCCATCATCGCGAATTAGCAACTGTGCAGGATCAGCAGGATTCCAAGGTGCAGTTACAGTAAGGCTAGTAACTTGGTTTTGGGTTGTGATCTTAGCACCTGTTCTTTGACCTGCAATCGAATAAGCGGCAAAAGCATCATCAGCACCAAAAGAAGGAACTGCTTCTACAGGAACTTGAATACCATAAGTGCCTGTGCCACCTGCTGAAGCACCAATAATGGCTTCTACATCTGCCCAAGTGCTTAATTCAGAAACAGTTAAAGTAGTAGGTGTAGCGGCAGACTGTGTCCAAAGTGTTGCTACATAACCGGGAAGAACTTTATTAATAAGTGCCATTTTTAATTACTCCATAAAAAGTTAAATAAATCTTATCTTATGCTGGCACATAAAGTGTGCAATCCATGA